CGGTTCTCCTCTTGCGTGATACCCTGCCCCACGGAGCTACGCCTTGGTTCCAGAGCGGCCTCCGGATGGAGCGGACACCTCCGGGGGCCGCTTGCTTGCGTCATTCCCTAGGCGCGGGCTATGGTCTGAACATGACGCCCGACCCAGCGACTCAGATCGGGGAGTACTATGCCTACTGAGGTATGGTTTAGAAACCCACACGACTACATCAAAGAATTGATAGAGGTCGGTGTCGGGGAGGTTGCTTGGGATCGGGGGCTCCTTGTCAAGCGCAAGATTGATCCGGTCAAGCACGCTGAACTGTACTTCGGAAATGCTATTCAGTTCCGCATTCTTCTTGTGGGAGAGCAGGGAACTGCAGAGTACCGCAATGGTGACAAGCTGAACAAGCCGACAGCCGTATATCCGACATGGCAGTATGGCGAGGAGTTGACTCTTCTTGAAGAAATACTCGAGAACCCTCCAGGCGAAAGCCTTGTCGCCTGCAATGATAAGTCTGTTGGCAACGATGAGCGACCTGTCTGGGGGCAAGAGCATCGAGTCGTCATTACTGACATCCCCAGCGTTTCTACCGGGCCAGGAAGGAAACTTCTTACCGTACTTCGAACTCTTCAAGAAGATTACCCGGCAGCCATCATCCACATTCACGGTCTCTACAGCTTTCGCTCAGCGTTTGGAATGGGCTTTGGAGCAGCAGACATCGAGCCCCGTACCGCCGCTCAGAAGGGTAAGCTTCACTTTCCTAGCGGAAAGGAAGAGCGCTACGAGCGAGCAGTAGCGAATCCCCAGTGGGTCACTTCTCTTGGCTTTAAGCCTGTTGATTTGGCGATCCCTCGTGTGCGCTGCATGTATAACATCAAGTCTGCACTGTGGGCTGGTAAGAACTATGACTTGATCTTCAACTTCAAGACACGTCCGACACCTGCTTCTCAGATCGATACTGTGTCACCTGACGCGGACTACAAGCCAGTCACTGATACTCGCATCATGACTAAGAATAATCTCATCGTCAAACCGGGCGACAAATTTCAGTGTGATACTTGCTCCCTCACTGAGACCTGCAAGTATTACCGAGATGGGGCGGTGTGTAGCGTGCCTGGATCAGAACCCGTGGACCTTGCCAAGATGTTTCGTACTCGAGACTCCGATCAGATCATTGACGGACTTGGCATACTCGTAGCGGCTAACACAAAGAGACTCGATCGTGCAATGCGCGAGGAAGAAGCGTTCGGTGATATCTCGCCTGAGGTTACGAGAACCTTGGGGCAGGTATTTGATCAGGGGATCAAGCTTGCCAAGCTCGTCGACCCGAACTTGCGCGGCGGTACGCGGGTGCAAGTCAATGTGGGTCCAGGCGGAACGGCAAGTGTTGCGAGCGCTAACCCTCGTCAGCTTATCGCAACGGCGGTTCGTGAGCTGGAGCAGAAGGGTGTACGTCGAGAAGATATCACACCTGATATGATCGGTGGATTGCTTGCGAGTATGGCCGACCCGGCAAATGCTCAGCGAGCCATCGAGAGTGCTGTTGTTGCTTACCATGATGAGCAGCGATGAAGTATCTTTGGAAGTTTGTAGATGGGATAGGACTATGGATCGTCCACGAGTTCGGAGCACTCCAGCAGTTGCGTTTGGGGGTTATGCTTACACTTCTCTCATTGCCATTCTATCCGTATATGTTCTGGTCCGGGGAGCCTCCCGTTATCTACTTCCTGTCCGTCGTCGCCGTAACGCTTACGGGGCTGGGTCTGATCGTCGGTACTCAAATCCTCTATAACCAAGAGGAGGAGAAGAAAGATGACAACGACGTTTGATCCGGCAAGGGTCATTGAGGAAACCAAGTGGCTTATTGACCATCCTCACTTCGAACAGAAGCCTGCCAGTATCAAAGAGTTCGTTGGCGAAGGCTACCTCGAGATTGAGGCGTTGATCCGTCCGGGTCTGCTTGAAGCACTCATCAACATCTTCGGCGAGGAAGTCAACGGCGATCTGATTAGCCAGTTCGAGCGTGCTATGCTCACTGGTGCTATCGGCATCGGCAAGACTACCTTCGCTTCTATTGCTCTGCCTTATATGGCGCACTGGGTCTTGTGTCTTAAGAATCCCCAGGACTATTTCGGACTGCTTCCCGGTTCGCGTATCGCGTTCATGCAGATGTCAACCAGTGAGCAGCAGGCGGCACAGGTTGTGTTCGGCGACATCTTTGCTCGCATAAAGCACAGTCCTTGGTTCGTAGAGAACTATCCTTACGACGACAAGTTTACAAAGCAGATTCGATTCGCCAAGGACATCTGGATTCTTCCCGGTGACAGTGCTGAGACCACCTTCGAGGGTTATAACATTCTTGGCGGCATCCTAGATGAGATGGATAGCCACAAGATCACACCTCAGAAGGACTATGCAGAACTTGGCTACAATACGATCAACTCTCGTATCGCCTCTCGTTTCCCGATCTTCGGCGAGGACGGTTCAGAGGCTGGAAACAAGGGTCTTCTAATCTGCATCGGGCAGATGAAAAAGGGTAATGGCTTCGCTGCTAGGAAGTATCAGGAGTACCTCAAGGATGCCAAGGCATATGTAGTCCGTATGTCGATCTGGGAGTCCTTTGGGTGGAGCCGGTACACTGACAAGCTCGGCAATCGCATGTCGTTCTGGTACGACACTAAGCGCAAGACCATCATCCCTACGCTCGTTGCGGGTATTGTCAAGAACAAGGATCTCATCGAGATACCCACTGCCTATCGTAACCAGTTCGAGAATAAGCCTGAGCAAGCACTTCGTGACCTTGCTGGTATTCCGCCTGCTACGTCTGACCCGTTCATCAGTCTGGTAGATCGCATCGACGAGGCTCGCGAGCGCTGGGTGGAGCGTTACGGTAACAAGTCTCCAGTTAAGCCGAACCCTGTTCGTGTAGAGTTCGAGCAGTGGTTTACGAACGTCAGCAACGGCCAGCGCAGCGGCGACTCTCGCAGGCGTCATATTCACATTGACCTTGCAACGTCTGGCGATGGCGACGCGCTGGGTATGGCGATGGGGCACATCGAGAGCATCGTTGAGATTGACGATGAGAAGAAGCCCTATATCGTAATCGACTGTCTCATGCGGATCAAGGCTATGCCGGGTACTGAGATCATGCTTTCAGATGTACGGCAGGTTGTCTACTACTTGCGAAACGAACTGAAGTTCAGAGTCGTCTCCGTGTCGATGGACGGGTTCCAGTCTACCGACACACTGCAGCAACTCAGGAAGAAGAAGTTCTTTGCCGACTATCTTTCGGTTGATAAGAGCACACTTCCTTACGAGGACTTGCGCGAAGCGATCTATGAGCGCCGCATCGAGTTCCCCCCGTACAAGACTTATATGAACAAGGGCGACACCGACCTAGTGGAAGTTGCCATCAAGGAACTGATGGAACTTCAGGATACTGGGAAGAAGATCGATCACCAACCCGACGGCTCAAAGGACCTGGCTGACGCCATCGCCGGAGTTACGTCTACGCTGATGGGGGATAGAACTTATCAGCGTGGGGTTACAAGTTTTTCAGTGGCTTCAAGCGATGTCGATAGTGAAGAAGAGAACCAGGCAACGGGCACCTATGGTAATGTTGTTTCACTGCGAAACATACAAACCCAAGGAGAGCTTCGTGCTCCTATTCCACAGTCAAATGGACAGTTTGGACTCAGTCTCCCGAATCGCTTGGGCGGCGGGCCTTTTCGAAGGTGAGGGAAATATTGGCGTTAGATCAAACAAAACAAGACAATCTAACCTTACTGTGTTTATGCAGATTAGTATGACAGATGAAGATACTCTTCAAAAGTTTTTTTATATTTGTCCAACTGGAAATCTTCGTGGCCCATATAAAGGTGTAGGAAACAGAAAGCCGTACTGGGCTTGGATGACTACTTCAACACAGGGCGTGATAACAGTATGGGATGCCTTTAGACCTTTTATGTCTGAACGTCGAACAGAGCAAGGAGACTCTGCTCTTGCTTCACGCTATCTGTATGAGACTGAGGTTATTCATTCTAACATAAGGCGTCACATATATCCTGACTATATAATTGAGCGCTCGCGTCATGCTAGACGAGCACCAACGCGATAGGGTAATGTCAGATTTTGCACTTCAGTGGGCCTCCTACGCCGAGTTCGTAGGCGAGGCACTGAGACGAGCTAAGGGATCTGAATGATGAGTGGACTGCTTGGACCGGGTGGAGAACCTATCACCGAGTATCTCGCAAAGAAGAGTCAGTTTGCGAACAAGAAGGCCCCGCCTCCCAAGACAGGAGAGTCGTTCGGTAACTGGGCCGGTAGGGACTATGAGTACGCTCAGCTTCCCGGGGGTGGAGTAGTTCAGTTCGACCTCAGTAAGCTTGAGGTTGCTGACTTCCGAAACATGCGTGACCACTATCAGGTCAACGCTTCTCTTGCTGTGCTCTCCTTCATGCAGCACCAATCTGACTGGCACATTGAGTGCAAGGAAAAGAAGATTGCTGATGAAGTCGAAGAGCAGCTGAAGGCGATTTGGACTCCGCTGAATCGAGCGATGAGTACTTCCAATTGGTCTGGCTATGGTCCGTCTGTTCTCCAGTGGGAGAATGACGTGAATGGTCGTCGAGTTGTACTCGACAAGATCAAGGACCTCGCGCCAGAAGAGTGTGAGATTAACTGGAAGCTTGTCGATGGATGGGCACCCCCTGGGAAGGTTCCCCCTAAGTTCAAGGTCTACGATGGAATCAAGCAGTGGGGGCAGCCGGGCTGGCCGATTCCAGTTGAGAATAGTCTTTGGTACCCTATGCTCATGGAGCATGGCGACCACTACGGCAGGAAGCTGCTTCGTCCTGCTTTCCAGAGCTGGTTCTTCAGTATCTTGATCCATCTGTTCGCTAACAGGTACTACGAGCGTTTCGGTGAGCCGACTCCAGTTGGTCGTGCTCCGTTCGAGGAAGAAGTCATTACTGGCACTGACGCTAACCCTGTGCACGTCAAGGGTAACGTCTATATGTCTCAGCAGATTCAGCAGCTGCGCAACCGTTCTGTCGTTGTTCTCCCGAATGACAGGTCTCAGGTTGGTGCGAGTGGAAATACTGAGTACGACTATGATCTTGAGTATCTTGAGTCTCAGATGCGTGGCGCAGACTTCGAGCGCTACATGACGCGACTGGACGAAGAGATCTCGATCGGTCTATTCACGCCCATCCTTCTGTTGCGTACTGCTGACGTTGGCTCTTACAACCTCGGCCAGGGTCATGAGCGTATTTACCAGCTCATGATTAACGCCATGAATGCCGACCGGAAGATATACATTGACAAGTATATCATCCGAAAGATGATCGACTACAACTTTGGAGTCAACGCTCCTGACGCAACTATTGTGTTCCGCAAGATGGGGAATACAGATGCAACGATGCTCAAGGAGATCATCGTCAGTCTCATCAACGCCAACAAGGCTAAGATCGATCTCGAGGAACTTGGGAAGATGGCTGGCATGACGTTGACTGAAATTCAGCAGACGCTTACGCCGCCGCCCGACCCGGCAGCGGACCCCGCTGCTGACCCGAATGCAGACCCAGCAGCCGACCCTGCTTCAACAAACCGGACGCGACGGGATGAATCCCGGGCCGTTGCTAAAGAGATCGTAGACCGTGTGCGTCCGCAGATTGAGGCTGCATTCAGGGCCTCCACTTTTGACGGCGTAAAGGTCAATATGGGCTACAAGCGCAAGATGGAAAAGGCACTCATCGCTGACGGCTACGCCGCCTCGCCCATCGCTGCATCTAACCAGATCTTCGGCAAGATGGATAACTGGGTTTCTGATGCGCTCACTCTTGAGCCGACTGACTACAGTAGCCCCAATGAGTTCATGGACATCTTCTCGCGAGTTCTCGATCTGGAGATTGCGAATACCGGTGGCTAGGAGGACTCAGAACGAGCTTCGTTGCTTCTGCTCCCGTCATCCACTACTGGCTACCTTTGGAATTGACGAGCATGGGAAGTTGTATGTCCATGTCAAGGTGTTCAAGCAGCAGCGAATCTACGGTGAGGTTCTTGTCACAGAAGGTATTGTTAGACTGCATTGCCGAGAGTGTCTCCGCTGGCACCGGGTCGTCATGCGACAGCCCGGCGAGGCAGAGCTTGAAGAGACTGAGGATCATCCCTCTGTCGCTGAAGTGTAGTCCGTCCATGATTGACGTTTTCCCTTCGGAACCTATAAGGTGCGTATCACTATGAGTAGACCGCAAGCCAATACGGCCTTTATGCCGATCAGCAACCGCAGCGCTGCTACGCGGCCTGCTCATGCTTCCGCCTTCATGCCGACTGCCGAGGCTGCAAAGACTCACAAGTGGTACGACATTACCAGCAAGAAGAAGGCCGGAAAGGTGACTGCCGAGATTGCGATCTTTGGCGAGATCGGCTGGGAGGTTCGTGCCCAGGAGTTCATCAAGGAGCTCAACGCTATCGAGGCTGACAAGATCGTCGTCAGTATCAACTCGGTTGGTGGCGATGTTTTTGATGGAGTCGCTATCTACAACGCGCTTCGACTGAATGACGCTCCCGTCACGGTCAATGTGGTCGGGCTTGCAGCCTCAGCGGCCTCCTTCATCGCCCAGGCGGGCGACGAGGTCTACATGCTTCGTGGGTCTGAGATGATGATTCACGACGCTTCTGCTTTCGCCTGGGGCAACGCTGC